TAGATAGTGCAGCATTAAGACCATGATTAAACCCAGTACCTTGATACGTGGTTTGTGCCATTTCTGGAATCGGTCCTTCTAGAATGCTGCCATGTGCTCGGACATCAGCGGCATATGCTTGTCCACCAATCTTGGACATATTACGTGCAGACTGTTTCAATGCACTTTGTTCAGTCAAAGCAAGACGTGCTTCGCTGTTACCGAATTGAGCAGCAGTTGCCAAAGCAATAGCCCGGTCAGCACTTCTACCGTATGTCTCGCTAGCAGCAGCATAACCTTCAGCAGCCATCAACTGTTTAATCAATGCCTGGCGTTTATCACTAAACCCTAGGAACTGCTCTTGCAGCCTAGCTTGTTCAGTCTGCCACGATGAGTTAGCTGCTTTAAAGTTTTCCACCATTTGCTCACGAACCCGTGCAACTTGACGTTCATGGGCTCGTTGCCGGTACTGATTCATCATACGGGTACGTGCGATGCTCAGTTGGTTCTTGTACACACCCGCTGCCTCTTGAGCAGCGATCTGGCTTGACTTTGACATGCCTTGTCCCATTCCCATGAGACCAGACAAACCAGCAAAGACCAGCGTTGCGGTACCCATTTAGCATACCTCCCTTGTCATAGTAATACCATTTCGACTAAATAATTGCAAGTCAGAGTACTAGGAAATACTCTTAATATTTTAAAACCAAAGAACTTAGCCATCTTAATAGCTTGGGTGTACTGGATACCAGTCATATTCCAAAGATAGCTAGGACGGTTTTTATTGAACCAACGCTTAGCAAACTTCATGAATGCCACTGGATGCTCTTCCATGCCTCTGCACATATGCATCCAGAAGCAGTCAGACTCAAACCCAAACAATGCCGCTGGTTTGTTGTCTTCAGTTAAAGCCAGGTAAGCCTTACTATTCTCCATATCGAGAGCAAGGCTTAGCACTGGATTGAGTTTATATCGAAGTAGATCTTCTAAACTATTGTCTAACAGGTTGTCTAGGACAGCAGGTATGTCGTTAATAGTAGCAGGTCTGACTGTAAAGCTAGGGGTGGAAACAGGCATTAGGATCTACGATAGAATCGGGTGTTATAGTTACCTTCCCAGCTCATGCTGTTTAGACTAACTGGGAATGCAGTATCACCTTTAATGGTGAGTTTCAGGTTGGTGTTACGTTGGAAAATCGGTACCACATGCTCCGAAGAAGCAGAAAGGTTGACGTTACCCAGCGTATAGCTGTTCGGTAATGTCACATTCACCACATTTTGCCAATCACTTCTACCGGTAATATCCACGCTATAAGTAATAGGACCGCTAAGTCCAGTATTCACTTTGATACGATGGATGATCAAATCAGCAGTAGAATCAGTAACATATTGTTTACCTTCAGTTCTACCGAAATAGAACTGTGGTAACTGGATAGTCATATCATACAAGTAACCAATAATTAGGTTACGTCCACGATAGTCTCCGTCAATATCAACATAGCCTGTACCGTGTGACAAGCTGCTGCCAGTCAGTACTGCACCAATAGATTTCTCTGCAGGCACTGTTTGACCAATGTAACCACCAAGAACGACTACACAAATCTTACTATCCTTGTCAGGCAGTTTAGTGTACGGGAAATGAATCCTCGTCTTCTTAGTGCTACTGTTATAGCTTCTACGGGGGTTGACATTGAACATGTCCATACAGACATCTGTCTTTTCACCCGTCGGTAAAGTTAGGAAACCTTCTTCGCTGGATTGTGTTAAATCAAAAGACTCAATAAATACGTTAGTACCATCATCACACACAGCGTAAAAGGTAGTTTCATCGAAGAATTGTTCACGAAGATTACCAATTAAACTCCACTTATACCAAGTGTTAGCTAGGCGTTCGTTACCAGTTTGATAGAAACGATACTGGTAAAGCGTGTTAGAACCTGTCTTGCCAAACGAAAGAATGGACAAAGCAGGTGAAGCGATAAAGCTGTTAACATCTGAAGGGATTAGTTCAGAGACGTTGTTACTAATTTCATTCGCTTCAGCAGGAGCTTCCTTACGAATATCTCCCAGCTCGTACACACGAGACCACAGCAAAGTCTTAGACACAAAGCTGATAGTGGTACCGAGAGATACAGCCTCTAGGCTCTCGTCGCACTCATAGTTACTCAGCGTGTTAATCTTTGCTGTAGTAGGACCAAGGATGTCAGCGTCAGTAGATAGCAGGAACTGTTCGTTCTGACTGAACAACACAAGACCAACAGCCACTGTCTGAACGTAAGTCAGGTTGACAGGGTTTCGTGAAGTAGCTGTAATGTCAATAGGGTCGTCAGCAGCTACCAACTGTGCAGAACCTGCAAAGAAGTTAAAGTAATCACCAGCCTTACTGAGGATGATGTTCTCCTTAGCCAGGAATCCCAGACGGTTACGGTAGAAGAAAATGTGTTTAATTTTTTGTCCTATAAAACTAGGCTCAGGGTTAGTAGTGTCATCACCAACCAAACGGTCAGTCCAGTCTACAGCTTCGTATTTAAAGGAACCATCTGTTTGACGTACCAACTGGTGTGGCATTGTCTTCTCATCAAGCTCAAACTTCAAGCCAGGTGCAATAGTTTCTTCCCACACACCAGGACCAGCAGTTGCACCACCTTGTGTTTCAAACCTAACCCACATGTCATCAGCATCTACAATATCACTATTGTACACTTTAACGACATAACCGTTGTGACATTGGTTAGGTAGACGCCCAGTAACGTTGATCGAGTCTTGGAACACGTAGATACCTTCTTCTGCAGCAGAACCAGAGGTGCTGATGGTAAAAGCACTGGTACCACTAACATAAATACCAGGACCAATTTGGGTAGCTGTAATACCTGTAATCGCGTTAAGTGAGCTTCGCAGACTGCTAGCAATAGCATCAGCGTCAACCACACCACTACTAACGTTTTGAGGAGTAGTGTAGGAGTACTCAGTACCATTAAGGGTAACAGAATACTTAGCGTTGTAAGCGACAACACTGATAACAATAAATGCCTGGTTAGGTAGTGCAGCACTGGTGGTGGTTTTCATGGCTACAGTTTTGTCCTTGTTTAGAACAAAGGTGTAGTCATTGATAGTCAGAAGTTCAATGTCATCAGCAGAAGCACCATATAGATACTCAGTGTTAGGTAAAGAACTGATAGCACAGGCTGTTACCTCTGAATCATAGTTAGTTTCCGCTGTACCTTCAGCTGTAACAGCGTTGGAATAATCAGTCTCAGCAGTGGATAAATTAGAAGTAGCTGTAGTCAGTTGGCTAGAAGTGTGAGTTGCAGCCGCTGTAATCAGCAGTTCATAAATTTTAAAACCTTGCTGTTTCAGTAACGGGTAATCATCGGTACGATTGGCACCGATAGCGTATCCAGAAGCAAAGGTAGTATTAGTGTACTGACCAATAACTGTTCCGTTATTAGTAACAACGTACTTACTACCATCATAGATGACACCAGTTTTTACAGTCTGATTATAGTCAGTATTGTAAGTGGTAGTGATGTCAAGATTGGTAGTTTGTACACCAGTCTGTCCGTCAGAAGTTTCAGCAAAAGTAGCGCCGAACTCATTCAGATCCTCTAGCTCATCAGCAGTAGTGTTAAGCGCAGTACGATAAGCATTCAGATCAGTTTGTAAATTATTGTAGTTACAACCACTAGGCACACCGACAGAGCCAGGTGTTCCCATTTCTACTTTACGTGGTTGACCGTCAATTAAGCTCCAGATACGGAAAATACTGTTGTCATACTGGGCGACATATTTTTCACCAGCATCCCTAAGGATAGAAAACCACTTGCCAGAAGTAGTAGCATCTTTTAGAGTAGCTACAAACTTACCGCCAGGTCGCTTCAGCATCCCCAAGGCGTAGTCAGGAAAGACGTTATCAGCGTCTACTACCTGACCAGGGAACTTAAGATTGTCGGGTTGTTGAGAAATGCCAAGCAAAAAGGTTGGAATCCTTTGGGTCAGTGTGCTCATCTGATCAGCGCATGGTACGGTTGATAGTTATTATAGTAGTTTGCCCCATCACGCCAACCAAAGATACTGTAATCAGCTTGATTACAATCGTATTCAATAGCAGCAGCTCTGGTTTGAAGCTCCTGCTCTTGTAGAAGTTGGAAGAGAGTGGTGTCGCCTACCATCTTATTAGAGGCAAGACGTGCAGCTCGGGCAGTAATATAAAGTTGAATAGCAGGAGGAACATCCTCAAATTCAAACAGCCAAGTTACATCAGCTTGGATGTCACCATCCCATTGATAGGTATGATTAAGTTTATCGTAGAATTTACCATTACGTCTAACAGGATTATATTGATCCTTGTAGACATTAGTATCAAGATCTAGTTGCAGGACATTAGTAGGATACTTAATCTCCTTAGTTGATGCATCAGGTTTAAAAGTATAACCACGCTCAACGTTAAAGGTCCAACCTTCAGCTTGAACTTGTTTGTTGACTTCGCGGAGAGTGGTGAGAACAATAGCAACTTCAGGGTTCTGAAGATCAAGCGTGGTGACAGGAGCCTGTCCCACGGAGCTTAATATTTGATTAACAGCATCCAGTTCTGTGGACGCAGCATAAGTGGCAGGCATAGTTCAAAATAAAAAAAAGGAGCCCCCGAAGGAGCTCCCGTTGAACAAATATTTACTGATAGCCAGCGTTGTTGGTAGCGGTCTGGACAGTACCGAACTGAGCCGGAGGAGTCGCAGTACCAGCGTACAGCTCAACACAAGCAGCAGGGTTCACATAGTCAGCACCCATAGCCAAACGGCCAAGGATCACGTCACCCTGGTAGATCACGGACACGTCGCCCGAGGTCACTTGGACCTGAGGACCAACGGCTTCGACCACACCTGCGCCTTCACGTTGGAAGATAATACCGCAGGAGTTAGCGAAGTTAGAGGCTTGACCGTAATCGTTGTTGATACCAGCAACAGAGTTGCGGGCATCTTCCATTGCCTCATCCACGAAATCACCAGATTCCACGCTAGGATCGGTGATACCGGGGTTGGTAGCAGAAGCAGTACCGTACTTGGTACCGTAGTTGCTGAAGAACGGAATGTTCATCGACTTGTAGATCTTGATACCAGCGATCTCCACAATGCCTTGACCGCTTTGCAGCGCAGCACCTTGGACATCACGGTTGACAAGACCACCGTCACCCACTTTCTGAATCAGCGAATAATACTGACGGGGGTTGAGGACAGCAACGCGACCGTCCATGCTAACACCCTTTTCGTCAAGGGCAGCAGCTGCATCATAGAATGCAGTGATCAGTTTGTCAGCATCATAAGCATCAGAAGCGTTAGTACCGGAGGAACCAACACGGATCTGAGTACCGCCAGGCTCTTGGAAGTTGGTCTTAAGAACAGGAGACTTAGCGCGAGCGCCACGGGTCAGTGCACGGAAGATCAGACGATCATACTTTTGAGCCAGAGCATAACCGATCTTACGGGAGATCTCGCTCCTCAAGTCGTAATGAGACAGAACTTCGTCTAATTCGTAGACGAAAGCCGAGCTGATCAGAAGGTCATCACAGGTGATGGTCTTCTCTGCCACCGGGGGCGCACCATCGGTGTTACCGAGGATTGCGTTACCAGGCGTATGGTACTCAGCGGTCGTGCGTCCAGTGTAGATGAACTGGAGACTGCGACCATTCTGCAGAGTACGCTTCATCACAAGGTCACGAGCGATCGCATTGTGCTGGAAGCCTTTGAACATCTCACCGCTAAAAAGCTTGAGATACAGTGCACGAGCTTCAGCAGAGGTCCTAGGGCTAGAGACCGCACTGTTTAGTGCACCGGGTGAGGTAAGCGACGTAGTAAGCGTCGAAGATTGTTGTGCCATTTTT